GAAAGCGCAGAGGTTACAATTGAGGGCTTCCCGCGTTATGCGATTGGAGAATCAATTGGGCAAAACTCAAACATTAACGATATCTCGATTAACATGCAGGGCCAAGTGACTACGTCCTATAGGCTTTCTAGCTTCTTGAGGCGCTTCGGTGAACTTAGTAGAATAGAGTTGGCATCACTCAGTCTGTTCGCTAGAAGAGGTGGTGCAAGAACCTTGCCACAAAACACGATTGAGTTTATTGAGAAACACAGAACTACAATTTCGAGACAGTTTGGCGGTCGCGGAAGTTCAAGCACTTCTGCAACCTCCGGAGGAGCGGGTAGCTTTGACTAGGAAAGAAGTAAGGAATAAGGATAGGCTAAAGAAAAAGAGCTATCCAATTCAAACATATGCGCTTTCTGGCCAAGAGGCCAGTAGAGTAACGGGAACCTCTAAGGGTAAAAACACCCTAGATGGCCCTCCTATGCTCATCACGCCAACACCTCCTGGCGCATTCGGATACAGCGACGACGCATGGGGCGCTACGTTTGGTGCGTCTATGGATGCATTTTTGACGCTGCTTCCTGGCTGGCTTATGACTCTAGGTGCAGAGTTCGCAGAGGCTTCTTATGGTGGACCAACTTCTACTGATTCATTTGCTGGAATACCTAATGGTTCCAATCTCAATATGTATAAGGACATTGGTAGTAATCAACAAATTCAGTTTTTGGTATCAAAGAACAAAGTAGAGACTGCTAGGAGTGAGACAAAGGTTTCCGATTACGACGATGTGCGAAGCATTGGTGTTCGTGGTCCTATTCAAATGGCGGGCTGGGGCAAGACAATTGGCATACGCCCTACTGACCCGAATCCGGCAGATAAGCGCAAAAATGATGATGAGCACAAACTTGATGCTGCTAGCTGGAAGTTCGGTCCAGTTGATATGCGCTGGGACAGTAAGAGAAGTGTCTGGAGGACATTCAATGAACTGATTGTTGACCAGCCATTGGGCTGGAAAGATGAAGGAACGCTCGTTTTTGCTACAAATGAGGATTCTACATGTGGATTCCCATTTTTGAAGGGCCGACTAGAGCAAGCCTGGTGGGTAAGAAAGACATGTGATTACGCTGGCATTATCGGGGATGATGGAGATAGGGTTACATCTGGAGAAGTTTGCACAACCATTCTTCACAAATGGTATGACGACGAATATAAGTGCGCTGCACCAATGAATGGAGTGTTCCTGATTCATAGAGACCCAACATGTCCGGTAACGTGTGGGGCGGAAACTACATCCTTGTCCACGATTGAAGTGAAAACTGAGTTGTGGTTCCATATGGACATGACAAGGGATGGGCCTATTGCATTTGTTAAAGAAGATATCGAAGACAATGACATTGTTGGAGTGATGAAATTTGGTGGGGGCGTTTGGATGCCAGTTGTCCAACACGACATCTGTAGTGGTGGAGAGAAGATATACTGGGACCGCACATTCATCAATGATATAACACTTGCACGTAAAATTTGTGAGATATGCGACCTTATGCTCCAGCTTCATGGATTTAGCAAGGGAGCCCCAACTACGCCAGGAGATTATGCCGGTGCCGCTCAGAAATTTGGTGCAGGAGGAAAATCTGCTGAAGACGCATCGAATGCATTTGATGACTTACCAGCGACCGGAAATGATGCAATTGATAGTGCTGCTAGTGGTGCTAAGGCTGATTTTGATTTCTTACGTCAGGATATGGAAGCTGCTTCTGCATCAATGGATGCCGCTAAAGAAGCTACTGAAGCTGCCAACTCCGCAAATGAAGCATGGAGCCAAACAAATCAGGATGTGGCCGATGCTCGTGATGCTCGTGATGCTGCTGAAGCAGCAACAAAGGAGCCTGGTGCTGGACCTATAGCTGATGCTGCACTCAAGAAGGCAGAAAGAGAATATGCGGAAGCTGGTGGTAAAAACTCAGAAGCTAGAGAAGCTGCTAGAGAAGCAAGTGATGCTGCTGCAAAGGCTAAAACAGACGCCAAGAAAGCATCAGACAAGGCTGCTAAAACTGCTGATATGGCTGAGGAGTCACAAAAGGAGTGGGAAGAGGCAATTGAAAAGGCCGGACCTCCACACCCAACTGATGCAGAAAAGGAAGCAAAGGATAAGGCAGACAAGGCCATTGATGATGCGAATGAGGCCACCGATGCTGGTGAGAATGCTGCTGGTGAGAAGCAGTCACCTGAAGATTGTTGCAAGAAGAATGCAGCGGCTATTGAAGAAATGCAAGCTGCCCTTGGCGGCGAAAAGGGAATGGAGGAATTTGTAGCTGGTGGTGGTGGTGTAAGCCAGGAGGATATGGACAAGGCAATAGATGAAGCTCACGAAAAAACTAACACTGCAATGGGCGAGATGACTGGTGCATTTAATGACGCCAATGCAGAGACGGTTGGTGTAATTAACGAACAGCTTCAAGAGCTTGGTGCAACTGGTGTTGATTCTGCTACTGCGACTGCGCCTGTTATTGGACAAGATGCCAGCAGCGGCGGTGGAACTGGCAAGGGTGGAGAAACCGGAGGTGAGACTGATGAAGGAGAAGGAACCGATGGTGGAGAGACTGACACTCCGAAACCACCAGATGACGGCGGTAAAGATGGCCCTGGAAGTGTTGTTCCGCCTCCTCCTGGTAGTGCAATTCCTCCTGTTCCGCCTAAAGAACCACTAGTCACCCCACCGGACCCACCGGATTGCGGAAGTATTGACCTTATGGACCCATGTAGTGGTAAGCATAAAATCATCTCATGTAAGGGTGGTAAGTCTGGTGGTGACCCTGGTGGTGATGGCACAGGTAAGGCTGGAGATACTACTGAAACTGGTGAGACATCTGGCAAGACAGGTGAACCTGGTCCAACTCCTAAGCCGGGCCTTACTGGTGGTGAAGAAAATGGTCCTGGTCTTGGCGGCACCGCAGGCGGATGGCTGTTTTAATCCAAGAGCCTAGTGACATTGAATCGGGCTTGACCAATCGCTCTCTTGCCACTATACTACTTCTAGTGGGAGAGAGCGTAGAGCCGAAAACAAAGCGTGCAAACTGAAGGAGAAGCAATGGTAAAAAGAAAAGCCCGGTTTAATTCTCTGAGCACTCCCGGAACAAAGCAGGACTGCTCCAATTATCTTGTAGAGCTTGCGTTCCTGCGAGACAACCATGGTCTGAGACTGCCAGCAAAATTCTGGCAACAGCACCGATACAAATTTAGATACCGTCGAGAAATACAGGCTTGCCGTAAGTTCATCAAGAAATACGGCGAGCCTGCTGTGCTTTTAATCGCAATGGCAAATCATATCACCACCTGGACAGATTACGCAAAGGTGGAGTTCTTGCTCCAGCAGATTAAGGAAAGGAAAGAGCGCCTAGCAGAACCAAAAGATATGTCTTCAGTGAAACCGGAAGTAGTTGAAGACCTAGAAGACCTTAGAGTAGACAGAAAACAGGTCCCGAAACCACTGGGACTATTTGAAAAGTTAGAGGAGTTCTCAAAATGAGAGATGTAGCATTTAAGCCCAACCTAGAGGAAAAGACAAAGACCGCCCTTCATATGGCCACGTATATTGATGAGCTTGAGACCTACAGGAAGAACCGCCATAGGCCAAACAACAAGCTGTATTACATGGCAAAGCTAGCAGAAGAGGTTGGCGAACTTTCAGAGGCAATTCTGGCACAGCAGGGAAGCCGAAGAAAGATTAAGAAGCTGCGTGATGCAGGCTCTAGTCCACTAGGCCGCATGACAGAAGAGTTGGGAGATGTCATCAATGTGGCATTCCTAATGGCAGAGCAGTTCGATATTCCGCTGTCCACCCTACTTGATACAGGCAGCAAAAAGCTGAAAGCCAAGAGGCTTAAGATTGACGCCCGAGAGGGCTCTTAATGGCGAAGAAGAAAGCTCAAGGAAAGAAGTGTCTTAGTATCGAAGACATTCTCGGATTCCAAGAGAATATTATTAAGGAGTGGTCCGGAAAAGTATGTATAGGTCCAGACATCAAAGATGGCGACCTTGCATCAATTTCGACTGGTTCCGTAAAGCTAGACTGGGCTCTCGGCGTTCCACTCGTAGAGGGCTCCGCTAATGAAATCTATGGAGACCACTCAACAGGAAAGAGCACATTTGCCCTAGAAGTTGCGGCTAACGCAATTAAGATGGGTAAGCCAGTGTTCTACTTTGATGTTGAGCGTAAGTTGCGAGAGTCTCAAATCAATATGATTCGTGGATTGAACGCAGAGGCGCGCAAGCTGTTCGTTCGTATTAGACCAGACACGGGTGAAGAAGCCGTAAACATGGTTCACAAATGCGTTACGGAAGTTCCAGGCTGTCTAGTCGTGTTTGATAGCATCACAGCAATGCTCCCAGAAGTAGAAGATGCTGAGGGTGCTGAGAAACAAACTATGGGATTGGTAGCGCGACTATGTTGGAAGATGGTTAGAAAGACACTCGGCCCAGCGGAGAGAAATCGTTGCACCATTCTGTTCATCTCTCACCTGACATCCAATCTAAATCCATATGCTTCTGGTGATACTAAGAAGGGCGGCAAGGCCGTTGGTGATATGGCATCGCAGATTATCAAATTGAAGAGACTGAATTCTCACCTTATCAAGGATGGGAAGGGCGACATTATTGGCCAGATGACCATTTGTAGAGTGATGAAGAACAACATGGCAAGGCCATTTAGAGAAGTATCTGTTCCAATCATCTATGGTAAAGGTATTGATAAGGCGCTCGACTTACTTCAGCTTGCACGAGACCTATGTATCGTAGACTATGCCAATGGATGGTATACGCTTGTTGATGAAGAAAATCCAGAAGGAGTAAGGAAGCGTGAAGCATTCATGCTTGACCTGATTAGGAACGACAAAGAGTATAGGGATGGAATCATCAAGCAAACAAAAGAACTCCTTGAAGACTAAGTGAAGTTCGTTGATACAAAAGGCCGCGAACACAAGATAGATGTTCGCCCATCAAGGTGGCCGCGCAAAGCGGTCGGTGAAGGTCGGGGACTGTTTCAAAGCGAGGTTGGTGAAATCCTCGATGAAACATATCCGACCGACATCATTTTAGAAGAGTTTCCCTGTAAGGGAGAAGGATTGTCGCTAGATTTCTTTCTCCCTAGAAGACTCCTCGCAATAGAGGTGCAGGGTGACCAGCATCATTCGTTCAACCCATTCTTCCATAACGACAAGGCCGCGTTCAGAGCCTCTCAATCAAGAGACAAGCGGAAGGCTGAGTGGTGCAAAATAAACAAAATCACACTCGTAGAAATCGACTGGGGCGAGAGCACAGAAAACATAATAAACAAGCTCCCTTGACTCCTCTAGGTCCACGGCCAATCATCCACGGCAGCAGGGAGATGAAGCATGACAAGCGAAGAGCTTAGAAATGATATATCAACGTGGAGAAATAAAGTGGGCTTTCAGTTCGTATCACGACCAGAGAATGACCCAATTGCCAAGGCAATGAATCTAACTGGTATAGAGATTCGAAGCATGCCGCTTGACGAGCTTGGTGAACACCTTGTAATTATTGATGGATACTATACATTCTTAAATGCCGAGATGGGGCAGATATTTTCTCGTGTCCAGTTCAATGGAGACAAGAATGAACGTATTAAGTTGAATCAAATCAAACCATTTACAGAGGCAGTTAAGGTCAAGATAGACCTTTACAAGAAGATTTATGACCGCAAGGTCAGGGAAGCCAAATGGAGGGCATACGATGCTACAAGCGATAGGGGCTGAGAGAGCGGTATTGGCAATACTACTGAAGCAGCCAGACTCGCTACTTCTAGTAGATGATATACTCGATGTGGATGATTTCACAAATAGCGGCAACCAGATGATTTATGGGCTTATGCGTGACATTGTTACGGAAGACCCATCTACAAAGCTGGACAGCTACGTCCTAATCAGTAAGGCCGAGGAGCAAGGAATAAAGGAGTTTTTGGGAGCCACACAGAATGGTGCTTTGATTGAGGCACTTGAGGCCACAAGGGATTCAATCAATCCTGAAGCGATAATGAAGCACGTAGCCGCAATCAAGATGGCATCAATCAAGCGACAGATGATAGGGACGTTTGATTATCTAAAGGATGACATTGAGAATTTCCAGGGTAGCCCTATAGACCTTCGTAACATGGTTGAGGACAGCGTATTCAAGACCATCAAGTATGTTGACGAGGGACAGGAAGATGTAGAGAATCTATCCGAGACATTCGAGGAGACCATCCAGAGTTTTGCCGATGGTGACTTCGTCCAGTCGCTCGACATCGGCTTTAAGAGGTGGCAGAGGGATTGTGGTGGAATAAAGAACGGCACCGTAACTGGAATCTTTGCTAGAGCCAAAGCTGGCAAGTCGCAAATCGCTGCGCACGCTGGAACTATGGTTGCCATAGAGGGTAGCGCAGAGTTCGGCAGGTTGCCAGTTTTGTATCTGGATTCCGAGCTATTGCTTCGGGACCAGCAGATGAGAATTTGCTCCATGCTCACTGGCATTCCGTTCGATATAATCGAGAGTGGAAGCTGGAAGTCAAAGCCAGACCAGATTGAACTACTAAACGCCGCATTTAGGAAAGTGAAGGATGCACCATTCTTCTACAAGAACATCGCTGGCCGTAGTGTTAATCACGTCATCCCAGTAGTTCGCAAATTCGTCAGGCGCAATGTTGGTAGGTCAAAGGGACCGACGCCAAAATGCCTGGTAGTGTATGATTATGTCAAGCTGTCCAACCCGAAAGACCTCAAGAACGCAGCGGAATGGCAGATGCTAGGATTTCTAATCTCGGCGCTACATGACCTAGCAGTTCAAGAGAATATTCCTATTCTGGTATTTGGACAGTTGAACCGTGAAGCATTGAAGGTAGACAGCGTATCTACAATCGCAGGTTCAGATAGAATCAGCCATAACCTTGATTCACTGACTCTCTTTAGAAAGAAGAGACCAGAAGAGATTGAACTGGACGGCACACAGAGGGGCGACCATATGGCAAAGGTTATCCTAGCTCGCCATGGTCCAGGTCATGACTATGATGATTGGATTAACTTCCACTTTGACCGAGGCTCGTGTAGGTTGAAGGAAGACAAGCGAAACTCTGAGATTACCGCAAGTATTCAAGGTCTCAGACAAATTCGTGATAGGCTGAATGACGAAGAGCGTCCTACTCTTCTTGGGGATGCGAGGGAGGAATAGTCGGGCATTGACTTAACTTCTAGAGAACTTGAGGCTAAAGATGTTTGAAGACAGCGAAACGATTAAAGTAATCAAAGACCTGGCAGCGGCCAAAATACATGAGATTCTAGATGACCTTGGTGTTGAGTATAGGGACAGATATCACTCCTTAACTGGTCCGTGTCCTGTCCATGGAAGTAGCAGGCACGACTCATGGAGTTGGCACGTAGACCGTGGTATTTGGTCATGCTTCTCTCGCAATTGTCACATGAAGTATGATGCAGACATCTTTGGCCTCGTTAAGGCACTTAAGAGTTATTCATTCCTTGAAGCAATCGAGTATGTGAAGAGATTTGTAAATCTAGACATCTCCCCAGAAGAACTGAAGCAGATTAGAGATGAAAGACAGAACCGAGAATTCGTCGTCAAGGCCCGAAGGACAAAGAGCAAAAAGAAAATCTTCCCAGAGACATGTTTGTCGTCGCTACAATATCACGGATATCTTGAAGAAGAGCGAGGATTCTCAAGGAGGATTGTCGAAGAATACCATGTCGGTGTTGGTAAAAGCACTGGGAAGTATATGTCAGATAGGATTGTATTCCCAATTCGCAGTATAGGTGGAGGAATAGTGGGGTTCACTGGCAGAACACTACATGATGACTGGAAAGCTCGTAGTATACCTAAGTGGCTGCACAGCAGGGACTACGACGCAAAGCACAACCTGTTTAATATAGACAGGGCGAAGGACGCAATTACGCTATTGGGAGAGGCCATCATTTGCGAGGGTCCGCTCGATGTCTTGCGCCTAGAAGATGCTGGTGTTAGGAACTCTGTGGCTGTTTTGGGGAAAACGTTGTATAATGAGCAGATGCAAATTCTAATGAACGTCCAGGCTTTTAAGCTAAGACTTGCGCTAGATAATGATGCTGCTGGCATCAGCGGGATGCACGCGGCAGTCAAAACTGCCAAGAACTTTTTCGATGTGGAAGTCGTCAATTTACCAGAAGGCAGAAATGATATAGGGGATTTGACGATTGAGGAAATCAGAGAGGCTTTTGATGTCAAAGAAGAGATATGGAATTGACCTTGATGGAGTATGTTTTAACTTCACAAAGGCATTTACTGCATGGCTAAAGAGAACATGTGACGTGGAATATTCCCACGAGGAGATTACGTCATACTACTGGCACGAGTGCATTGATGGATTGTCCGAGGCTACGTTCTGGAAAGAGTTTGATAAGTTCGGGATGCAAGGTCATGGATACAGGCATCTTGAACTCCTCCCAGGAACGGTCGCGGCCCTAGATACTATCATTGCTGCTGGTCACGAGATTGTGTTCATCACCAATAGGCCAGAGTATGCCAGACAAGACACAATTGATGCTATTGAAGAGGCTGGTTTCCCAAAGGAGGCGAAGATAATTTTCGCCAAGGGCAACAAGGCTCCAATTATTCAACAGCTTAGTGTAGATGTGTTCATTGATGACAGCCCGAAGACTGTCGAACAAATCACAACTGGAACACGCGCAACTGTTTATTGCAGAGATGCGCCATACAACAGGGAACTCGATGATTCGCTTGGTTGGTTTACCAGGGTGTGCGATTGGTCAGAATTCCTTGAGGCAGAAGGACTGATATAATGGGAGACGGTATTACCCATGGAGAGTATGGATGGCAGAAGCAGAAGGAGAAAGACACTAACTATCAAAGAGATGAGAGAACTTAAGATGCTAGCCAAAAGCGTGAAGGACACAAATCCAAAGGACGCAGTCGGCGTCAGGAAGGCTCCAATCTCAACCGTGTCTCATGGTGTCATGGCAGAGCTTGGAATAGCAATGCTAGAGGGTGGTAGAAAGTATGGTAGGCACAACTATAGGATTAAGGGCGTAAGGGCTTCCGTCTATCACGATGCAGCGTGGCGTCATTTGATGTCATGGTGGGATTTTGGTCAGGACATTGACCCAGATAGCGGATTGAGTCATATCACAAAAGCAATTGCCAGTCTTATGGTGCTTCGTGATGCCATGATGATGAATAACTGGACTGATGATAGACCTCCACCTTTGCCGAAGGAACTTCTAGCTCTACTGAACAAGATGGCGTCGGAGCTTATTGACAAGTATCCAGACCCGAAGGACCCATATACCAAGGTCGAGGAAGATGCGAAGAGGCAACAAGATGATAATTGTTAAGCCTAGCGCAGAGCTTTTATGGATTACGCCAAACGCAGAGCAGGTAATTGAGGCCGCAGGCAGAACGTGTTATAAGTCTGAAGATAAGATGACACCAAGTTCTGCTGTGAAGTTTGTTAAGAAAATCAAGAAGATTGGACATTGGTCCGTTTTGGAGCATGGTTCAGCCAGCTTTAGATTTGTTTGTGATAGAGGCGTAACGCACGAGATGGTGAGACATCGTTTGGCGGCGTATAGCCAAGAGAGCACTCGCTATTGCAATTATGGCAAAGACAAGTTTGGTGGACAGGTTAAGTTCATTGAGCCTCCACTACAAACAGAAGATGGCGCAAGCGTTTGGAAAACAGCCTGTGAACAGGCAGAGGCCGCTTATTTGATGTTGATTCAAATAGGTGAGAAGCCGCAGATTGCTAGGTCAGTCTTGCCGAACTGTCTCAAGTCAGAAATAGTCATGACCTGTAACTTCAGAGAATGGCTGCATGTGTTTTCACTTAGGACAGACGAGAACCCAAGGGCACATCCGCAGATTCAAGAGATAATGAATGATGCACAATGCACATTAGTAGCACACTGTCCTGCGGTTTTCGAGAATTATAGTTGAGCGGGCGGGCGAACTATGCAGGTTAGTTTAGGAGAAACACGATAATGGATATGTCAGCAGCAAGTGCGTCTAGAATCAAGACCAATAAGCAATGCGAGATGAAATACTTTCTTGAGTATCATCTGAAGATTCCAGAGACCAGGAAGGGAAACATCTATACCCACAAGGGTTCTGTTGTTCACGAGGCACTTGAACAGTGGGTGAATGCAGTTCTGGGCAAGGATGAAAATGCTGAGATTGATTACGTAAAGACACTACGTGATTATTATGTAGAGCATCGTGTGTGGCTCCTAGATGACCGTAAGCCCGAACGTGGCGACCCATATCCTCAGATGAAGAATTGTGAACTTTGCCAACACATGACAAAGGATAGGACCTGTTCTATTCTGTCAATTCCATCAGAAGTTGTTGATGGCTGCCCACGTATCAATTATGAGGACGACCTGGCGCTCATTGAGGGAGCCATTAAGTCTCGTGATTATCCCGTGCTCAAGCGTGACAAAGACGGCAACTTCAAGAAGAAGATGCTTGGCGTAGAGTTGAACTTCAACGGACAAATCGAGGGAATCCCGCTACGGGCCTTCCTTGACCTAGCAGTAGAGGAAGACTCCGATACGGTTGAGGTTGTGGACTACAAGACAGGCCGCTCAATGAGCTATGCAGCAGCCTACAAGGACCCACAAGTCAGGCTGTATGGAAAGATTATCTCCCAGTTGTTTCCTCAATATAAATACGTTCTGGTCACCTTGTGGTTTTTGCGCAAAGGTCCAGTCACCGTTCCAATCACAGCGGAGATGAACGAACTGACCGTTAAAAGTCTCAAGAACAACTGGAGACAAATCATACAAAACGTAAACCCAGCAAGAGTAAAGAGTTGGCTCTGCAACTATTGCATTGGGTGGGACGTGTGTGGCCAGATTCGTAATAAATTCACCGTTGACAGAGAATTCCGTCTGCCTATTATCTCATGTAGGATGGAGGGAGACAAGAACCCATGCCACGGTGGCCTTCGGGTAGAAAATCCAGAGCTTGTGACAATGAGCAATGTAGACAAAATGACCTACGCTTGCAGGGGGCACAATGAAATCCACAGAGGCGGTGAATACGAACCCGAGGTATGTGTTCAAACTGACGAATGAATGGCAAGGCATTTGTGTTTACGCCAATTCAGCTAGGCGCATAATCAATGGGTTTAAGCTGGTTGGCGTAACCTATGCCAATTGTATAGATACTCCAGCATGGCACACAGAGCCTCTATTTCTGGATGACTCAGAGATAGAAGTAAGATTTAAGGTGTTGAAGAATGAAAAAAGTTGAAATGGCCCACCTCCACGTCCACAGCACTTATAGTGAACTGGATGCTATTGCCAAGATTCCTCAGATTGTTAAGCGAGCAATTGAGTTTGGTCACAAAGCAGTTGCGCTTACTGACCACGGAACGATTGCCGGTGTTCCTGAGTTTTATGCAGAATGCACTAAGCAGGGAATTAAGCCAATCTTCGCATCTGAGTTCTACATGGTTGCCGACGCAGAGCAATCACGAGCCGACAAGAAAAGGCTCGCCCACCACCTAGTTCTCCTAGCGATGAACCCCGAGGGCTGGATAAATATCAAAAAACTCACTACTAAGGCTAACGAGAAGTTCTACTACGTGCCGCGCATTGACTACAAAGACCTTGTGCTCCATTCAAATGGCATCATCTGTTTGACTGGCTGCCTCAAGGGAATTGTGCCGTGGAATCTCGCAGAGAAGGACTTTGACGAGGCCATGAAGAATCTCCTGCTGTTGCGTGGAATCTTCGGTGACAGACTCTACCTAGAAGTTCAGGATGGAGGGCTGGATATTCAGCCAGAGGTAAACCAGGCTTTGCGGCTGATGGCCCGCAAGATGCAGATGAAGTGTGTAGGCACTGTTGATTCCCACTACATCGACAGAGATGATGTTGAGGCTCACGAGGGCATCTGGGCAATCAGGACTGGCCATACGTTCGATACCCCAATTGGATACGGAAAAGGCCGTGGGTTTCGTCCATACTACTCCACTAGAGAGTATTGGATGAAGGATGGTGTTCACATTCTTGGAGAGCACCTAACTACAGAAAACAACGAGCAAAGGATGAGCAGTCTGCTTCAGTCTGAGCTTGAGGCAACACTCGAAGTTGTAGATAGAATTGGAGACGTAAAGATTGAGAAGAAGATGCATCTACCTAAGTATGCATTTGTTCCAGACCTTCGCTTCGATTCATTCCAATATCTGGAGAAACTAGTAGAGGATGGATATGAAACTGAATTCGGACATAGACTGGGAGATGCGTCAGAAATATATCAGGCTCGCATCGCCAAGGAAATGGCAGATATCAAGGACGCGGGGCTGGCCGACTATTTCCTCATTGTTTGGGACATTGTTAGTTGGGCTCGCAGTGAGGGGATTTCGGTGGGACCAGGCAGAGGTAGCGCTGCTGGCTCTCTGGTGTCTTATTGCTTGAACATTACTGAGATTGAGCCGATTAAGTTTGGTTTAATCTGGGAAAGGTTCTACAATGCTGGCCGTAAGGGTTCTCTCGCTGATATCGACATGGACTTCTCAAAGAGGAATCGCGGGAAGGTCATCAACTATATTCGTGACAGATTCGGTGAAGATAGAGTTGCGCAAATGGTAACGTTCAACCGATTGATGCCCAAGGCCGTCTTAAAGGATGTAGCTAAAGTGCTTGGTAAGCGAGGCATGAGCTTTGATGACGCCAACGTTATGACACGTTTAGTTGGTCTCAAGGCAAAGACCATTGAAGCAGCACTAAAGGACTCTGAGAGACTACAGGAATACGAGAAGAAGCATCCGAAGCTATTCGAGATTGCGAAAAAACTACAGGGTTGCCAGAAGAGTCGAGGCAAGCACGCCGCTGGCCTAATCATCTCTGATGAGCCATTTGAGAATGGTGGTGTTCCGCTACGCTGGGACACTAAGGACAAGGTAAAGATTACTGAGTATGATGGCGAAACCCTTGATAACATGGGCTATGTCAAGATGGATGTTTTGGGACTCAAGACAATGGATGTTCTTGGGGATATGGAGGAGGAAATAAATGGTAGCACTAGTTAAGGTAAAGCTGGAGGGTGGAAGTCTTCCAGAATATAAGCACAGTGGGGATGCTGGCGCAGATGTTAGAGTTATTCCTAATCCGATGTCCGAGCATGGGCGCCACACTGGTCGGTCAAGTGGTGAGTCGGTTGTTGTGGAGAAGCATGGATACTTTCTTGAGCCAGGCGGCACTCGCATGTTGTCTCTTGGATTCCGCATGGCAATCCCAGAAGGCTGGGAAGTCCAAGTTCGCTCTAGAAGTGGACTAGCAAAGCGCGGCATTGTTGTTGCTAATTCCCCTGGCACAATTGATTCAGGGTATCGTGGGCCATGTATGGTTCTGTTGCACAACAACACAGATAAGCCATACGCAATTGCAGCAAATGAACGAATTGCTCAGTTTGTTCTAAAGAAGGCTCCTCAAGCAATGTTCGCAGCAGTGGATGACCTTGATGCAACGATTCGTGGAGATGGTGGATTTGGCAGCACTGGAAGTTTGTGATGAAAGACGGTGAAGACATCCTTATTTTCAATGTCATCAAATCGGCAAGAATCGTGCAAGATTTCTTGTGGGGTGAGAGTAATGGTGAATGGGGACTTGATGAATGGCGCCGCATGTTCCGTAAGCGTGTGCAGAAGATAGACGACATAGACCCAGACAATCCGCATGCTATTGTTGAGTTGAGAAAAAGACTATTGCAGAACGCCGCACTATCAATTGCGTTGCTGGCAATAATAGATGATGAAAAGAAACTGGCTGAATGTAATCCAGACATAGTATCGAATTTGCCGGAATATAAGTAAGGTAAGGAATCATGGCGCACTATTCATTCAAAAGAGACTTGGCGATGTCACAAGAAGCAGTTGAACTTGTGATGAATTACCTCATAGACAACGACATTTCGTGTCATGAACTTGAGGGAAAGAAGGAGCAAGAGCACGGAGACATTCGGTCATATCCAAATGGATTTGACAGTGAGCCTGTGGATATTGAAGTGAAGTTTGATGTCATGGCCGAGAAGACAGGCAACCTCTGCTTTGAGCTATCTAATGGAAAGAAGCTCACCGGGATGCTTGGGACTAAGGCAAACGAGGTTTACTATGTAGTTCCAGATGGAACCTCAAGGAAAATCTACCGATTTATGATTGATAGTTTGCGGACATATATTCTTGAGCCATCAAACGTAACAGTTAAGATGGGTGGAGATAAGAAGAAGTTCTCTCTTGCACTTGTTGGTGTTGATAAGATTGTTAGTGATAACGTTGCATATAGCATAGAGGTGCTAGATGCCTAACTATGTATACAAATGCAAGACATGTGAGAACAAATACAGCATAGTCCTACCAATGTCGCATGATGCGAAGATTCTATATAACTGTGAAGACCCAACATGCACTGGTCTCTGTAGAAGAATCATAGCTCCAGGTGCAGTATTCGGCATCCCGAAGGTTAGGGTTGGCAGTTGGTTCAAGAAGACGTATGGGAAAGAACTAGGAGAGTAGTATGCTGACCGTTATCAATGGGCCAATGTTCGCCGGTAAGACTTCTAGGCTGATTGCTTTGGCTCTTGCTAATGTTGTTGCGGGCAAGATGGTTGTTGGTTTCAAGCCATCAAACGACAGTAGGTATGAGTCTGATGGAGTCATTCTTACGCACGACAAACATCAATTCCCGGCGTTTATTGTAGATAAAGACAACCCGCAGAAGTGCATGGATGTTGTTCTGAAGCTACAGCCAGTAGACGTAGTTATCTTTGATGAGGCGCAATTTCTTAATCAAGACCGTTTTGAGCCGCTTGTATCCAAGATGGTTACCTCGTGGGGATATGAGGTAATTTGCGCAGGACTATCCCAGGATTCAGAAGGCAGACCATTTGGCGCCATGCCTTTTCTCCTAGCAGTAGCAGATAGCGTAATAAATCTCAAGGCTGTGTGTGCTGAGTGCAAAACACTCCATGCGGCAACAAGAACATTTAGAAAAGATGGAAGCACAGAGCAGGTTGCCGTTGGTGGCGCAGAGCTATATGAACCAAGGTGCTTTAAGTGTTGGGAGCAAGATAGATGAAAACTGAAGCAGAAGAGAGAAGAGAGAAAATACTGGCCATCAAGGCAAAGAAGACGAAGCTGGATTTCTCGAATATTCCTCTCGACGATGAGCGAACCTGGGACTTAATAAGCACAGGGCTCACAAAGGGAGTTTTCCAGCTTGAAGGAAACCTCGGAAAGAGGTATGCTAAGGAAGTGAAGCCAAGGGATATTGAGGAACTAAGTGACGTTGTGTCGCTCATCAGGCCAGGATGTCTTGAGGCAGAGTATCGAGAGAAGCCAGACAAACCTGGTGAATTCTCATCTATCACCCACACCTACATCAAAGTTCGTAATGGCACATGGGAGCCGGAATATATCCATCCAGTGCTAGAGCCAATCTTCAGAGACACAAATGGGGTGCCGATTTATCAGGAACAAATCATGCGTATCTGCACGGACTTTGCAGGGTTTACGCTGAAAGAAGCTGATGTGGCACGTAAAGCTGTCGGTAAGAAAAAGGCCGACGTGATGGAGAAGGTAAAGAAAAACTTCATGGAGGGGGCTGCTGCTAGGGGACACGACCCAGTGATTGCAGAGACTATCTTCGGGTGGATTTCCAAGTTTAGTGGCTATGGCTTTAATAAATCACATGGCGTTTCATACGCAATGATTGGTTACAAGACCGCATATGCCAAGTGTCACTATCCGCTACAGTTCTTCAAGGCAATGTTGACGAACTCTGATAGTAAGCAGGACTCTTTGGAGGAAATCCAAGAGCTTGTGTATGAGGCTAGGCTGTTCAACATTGATGTTCAGCCTCCATGCCTTAAGAAACTCAACCATGATTTCGATATTGTTGATAGAGCTACGATTGCCTTCGGCCTTGGTCATATCAAGGGGGTTGGCAAGAGTGCATTAAAGGCGTTGGCAAAGATTGCCGATGCCACTGGAGATGTGGACTTTCTTAGAAAAGCATTTGGTGAAGGAACTAAAGTAAACAAGGGAGTTGTCATTGCACTAATTAAATCTGGTGCGCTAGACTACATGACGCCACATAGGGTTAGACTGTTGTCATGGTATAAGGTGTTTGGTATTTTGACTAAGCGTGAGCGTGAATACATGTTCAAGCAGCTAGACGAGGACCTAACATTGAATGAAGCCTTGAACAACCTGATGGATTCAAAGGTTCCAAATAAGTCACGTAAGCCAAGAATCAGAGAAGCGATTGGAGAGGTTGCTCGTGAACTTGGTGGCACACCAAAGAAGATGTGCATTGCGTGGGAAAAGTATTATCTCGGTATTCCACTATCTGGAAGCCTAGTAGACCTACACTACAACCCAAGAGTAAACATTAAGCTCAAGAATATGGGCAGGCTTAGTAATAAGACTGATGGATGCATTGGTGTTGTAATTGAAAAGATTCGCAGGATTAAGGACAAGAATCACAACGAAATGTGCTTCCTGACCGTATCTGACGAAACGTATATGATTGATTCAGTAGTGGTATTCTCTAGTATCTACAACAGGATTGGCTGGATTATCGAAGAAGGCAAGCCTGTGTTGATTACTGGTAAGAAGGACCGGGACAGTTTTTTGGTCAGGGCAATTGACCACCTTTGATTTTGGGCTTTACTTTGATTTTCAGCAGCCTATAATCAAGCCACATGGACCATAGTTGGTTCAATTTTGTAAGGAGAAGTGTAATGTTTTACCTCAATGAAGTTCGTTTCCTAGGCCGTTCAGTTAAGGACGCAGAGTTGAAGAACGTTGGAGAATCCCGCGTTACCACATTCAGGCTTGTTTCCAATAGGAGAATCAAGAAGCGTGATGGTAACTATGAAGAAAAGGCCACATACATCGACTGTGAGGTTTGGAATCAGAGAGCCGACTATGCTTCGCAATATGTGAAGAAGGGCACAGTAGTTATGGTCAGAGGTCAGCTAGAGACCGACGAGTGGACCTCCAAGGAGGGCCAAAAGAGGAGTAAGCTGAAGATTTATGCCAGTGAAATCCAGGCGGAACGTCCACCACAGGACCCGGCTGGACCAACTGACGCTCATCAGGACGCAGGCCAACAGACTCAACAGAGTCAGCCCGCTGCTCCCCCAGCAAACGCTGGTGGCAGCGACTTGCCATTCTGAGAGAGGGCCGGGATAAGGGGTAGCTTCGGCTGCCCCGAATCCCTTTTACTGGAGCTTCACATGGACCACGAAGATATCATCAGTGTCGCTGTAAGGCATATGCCTGAAGAACTCAGGGATGATGCTAGGCAGGCTGGATATATCGGATTACTTAATGGCCTCAAAAACAAGAGGTCAGTAAGAAGTAATCTGAGAGGATATCTATATAGATGCATAACTAACGAAATGATTCGTGAACTTGCCAAGCTCCACAAGCCTTTCGCACTCAATTCGCAAGTATTCAACTTGTTGCTCAAGTATAAAAAATTAAAAAGGTTTGGCAGGGAAGACCTCTTAAGCTGTAACAAAATGACAGTTGATGAGCTTGAGGAGTTGCTAAGGATAAGGCAATGGAGCATTGATGACCCAGAATCCTACAGAGCGTAAGAAGAGAATTCTAATATCAGGCGAAGCTAGTTTTCTATCAACAGGATTTTCAAACTTCAATCGGGAGCTTTTGAAAAGACTACATGCAACCGGGAAATATGAACTTGCAGAAGTAGGTTCGTATGCACCACCAGCATGTCCAGAGAGCAAACAATTGGCATGGCCGTTTTATGGCATTCTTCCAACCAACGAAGAAGAGAAGAAGCTATACGACAGCCATCCGCAGAACCAGTTTGGCAAGTATAAGATTGATGCAATACTGGCAGATTTCCAGCCAGATATCGTTTTCGACCCAAGAGACCCCTGGATGGTCGAACATCTCCAAGCATCTAGATTCCGTGGCAACTACAAGTTGTTCTTAATGCCCACGGTAGATTCCGCCCCACAAAAGAAGCAGTGGGTAGAAGGAATCTTTAAGAAGGCCGACGCACTAACTACATATAGCCGCTATGGCAAACGTGTCCTAGAATCTAGTGGCGTCAAGGTAATGGACGTTACGTCTCCAGGTGTTGACCTAGAGATATGGAAGCCAATTCCACGAAAAGAGATTCGTGAGAAGTTCATTATCAAACCAACGCTGCTTATTTTTGGAACCGTAATGAGGAACCAGAAGCGTAAGCTGTATCCTGATTTGTTCCAGGCATATGCACAGTTGCGCAGGAA